AAAAAAAGGAGCTCTTACGCACAACCAAATAGTATCATCTATGCTATTACTCCAAGCGTTCAAGTTGGGCAACAAATATCAAATACACCTCCACAGTTGGTTTGGAATAAGTTATTGAATGGAGTGTATAATCAACTACGCCTTACGATTTTAGGAACAGACCTTAACCCTATTGTAATTAATGACCCTACGATGACTTTTCTACTTGTTATAAGAGGTCCTGAGGATATGGGAATTCCTATGGGGAAAATGTAGATGGCTTAAAAAACGCTAAAACGCTAAAAACTATCCCTTAAATACAACTTTCATTTTCTAAACTTGAAAAAATAAAATAATTGTAAGTGAAATATTTACACCGCCAACTTACAAAGTTTGAAATAAGGAGAAGTTTTTAGCGTTTTAGCGTTTTAGCGTTTTAGGTTTTTGGCGTATAATATAATAATTAATTATCTCTGTAATTATTATATGCTTTCAAATTTTGAGTTAGAAGATTTAGCAAAGAAAATGTCTGTGCCTTTAGAAAGGGTTTGCTTTAAAGATGAATTAGACGAAGAACACTTGAAGTTCAATCGCTCATATATTGTGAATATGGAGGACAGTGTAGATGAAAATGGGAAGCAGAACGAAGGGACTCACTGGACTTGTTTCCAAGTGAATAAGTATCCTAATGGGTTAATTGAACCCATCTACTTTGATTCGTATGGTGTTGCACCGCCTATAGCAGTAAAAAAATTCGTAGAAAAAGGTTGTAATACTCATCTTAATTTCACAACTCGTGATATACAAAGTCTTATGGGTAATGCATGTGGATTTTTTTGCCTTGCCTTTCTCCATTTTATTAACCATTTTCCTCATCGTTCAAAAGAATTATATAGAGATACGGACACATTTCTTACCCTGTTCGACGACCTCGGTGTTTCGTGTGATTGGAAAAAGAATGAATTTATCTTACGACTGTTTTTTCAAAGCGAGGATGTAAGTAAGCGAAGCGATTTATCGAATGTTTTGCCTAAAAAATTAAACGACGACCCTAATAAAAAGGATATGATGAAAATCCCTGTTGATGTTGCGTATGTTTAATCTAACTTTATATAACTTTTCGCCATACCTGTTGATGACCCCATTTCCGTCATATCATTTGCTAATGCTTTCTCTACCTTTGAATGTTCGGCATACTTGTCAGTAAGGTAAGAATGTCTCAAAGCATTCACAGAGCGATTAGCACCGAGTATTTTACACAAGCGTTGGTTTAACTTAACAGGAGTAAGAGCATTCATATTATTATCATATAATAAAAAAGAAGTTGGATTGATGGCAATCCATTTCTTAATGATTAACTGTAATGGTTTTGGTATTTCTACCTCTTGTTTGCCATATGTCTTTGCCGTTTTGAAAGTATTGAATACGAGTTTGTTCTTATCAAAGTAATTGTCTTTCTCCTTATTGATGTCTTTAATTTTAAACAAAGTATAATCCAGCGAACGACGAGGAGGGATAAACATACCACCAAGAACCGAGAGCATAATGAAATTCTGAATCTGTTGCAAGTCCGCAGGAGACATCGTTTTCTTTTTGTAGAGAAAGTCTGCTGTGCTTTTGAGTTCATTATACTTTTCTTTAATGGTGTCTTGTTCTAACCACGATGCCTCTTGAGCAGGGGTCTTCTCTTGTTTGCTTATGTCGTGTGTATATGCTTTCACATCCTCCATCATAAGTTCTCGGTATTTCTTTTCATTAGTAATAATAACAAGGGCTGATAGAATGGTCTTCCTTTTATTAGGAGGACTGTCTTTTAGAAATTCTAAGGTATTTTCAGGGGAATCAAATTTTTTCATATCATAATCCTCATCTTTGAATACCCTCTTGTAAAGATTTTTAAGAATGGAAGCATATGTTGTGATTGATGATGGAGACAAAGTGTCTCGTTTCTCTTTAATGTATTCTTTGATTTTAGTCGCCATATACTATTGCTAAAGATTATATTAATCGTTCGTTTAACTTAATCAACTTTTATATAAGTATAACTTAATGGATACTGATAATGAATTTAGTAGATTTCTATCTCAAGAGATAAGCAACAAAGCAGTTTGTAATATTGCATCTTGTGAGTATGCTTATGTATATGTTGTAAAACATTTCATCACACCTAAATCAAAAAATCCTATTAGTGTAGCGTATGTTATATCGGCACAGGACACTCACAAGTATTTCAATTGTTGTGAATACATAAAGGGTCATATCAAAATAGAATATACGAAAATATGTAAGTGTTCGTCAGCGTATAGTGATGCAGAGGCAGGGGCATTATCTAATCGTTTAGTATAAGCATACTATTAATCATAAATTAAGATAAAAAAACATTAATTTATGATTTATATATAATTTATACCTTGTTATACTTTATAAAATTAATTTTATTATCCTTATACCTACTATAATGTATAATTTATACCGTATTATACTTTAATTTTCATTTAATGCTTCTGTTATTAATCATTAATTAATGTTTTTCTCTCTTAATTAATGATTTATATTGTGCTTATACTAAACAATCGTTTAATGTCCCTAAATTTCTCCGCCATACAATCCCATACCTCCTGTGTGATGATGATGGTGATGATGATGAACCACACGAACACCATTCCCTTCCATAGACATAGGCATCTCTACAACCTTCTTCTTCCTTCGTCTTCGTCTCAATCCTTCGCCTTCTTCTTCTTCGTCGCTTGATGATGATGGACTCTCTTCGTCTTCAGGAACAGGACACATCATCGCTCCTCCAGTTGTTTTCTTCTTCCCACCTCGCATTGCTCGCATCTTCGCCATAAAATCTCGTGCCTCTTTGCTTCCTTTAACCAATTTTTGTCTCGGCATAGTAATAGACTTACCAGATATTTTATTTTCTCCTAAACCATCTCCCTCCATTTTATAGTTCTTACCATTATGAGAATTAATATCAATATGAATACCATCAACGCCTGCTCCTTGTGTAAGTATATTAAATTTCTCTCCTATGTTTGTAATAGCGTTTGTGAATTTTTGTGTAAGAGGACTATTCTTCAACACATCATTTACATTTTGTTTTACAAAATTCTTGGTTGCATCTGTTCCTATATTGTTTGCTGATATGATGTTTAAAATAAAATCCTGACAATTATTTTGGATTGCTGAATACGAAAAGAATTTATCCCCCATTTGTTTTTGAGTTGCCTCCAACATCGCTCCAATAGTAAGACCATTAGGAACAGGTGATACATCAACACTTTCTCCTTTTGGAATGGTTGCTCCTCTCACGAAATGAATCACTTCATTCTTCTCTAATAAATAATTCTCTCTATCTGCTGTGAAAACCATCGCCAAATGGAACAACCTGTCATAAGGTTCGCCTTTCATATTCTTTTTAAACTGACCCAAAGATAAAGTGTTTAGTGTTCCTGTAAGAACTGGTGATAAGGGAGTTCTCACTATCTTAATAGAATTTATAACCTTGTCTTTTACTTGGTCTAACAAATTACGGACTGTTGGCGGATAGTCATTACGACCATAGACTAATGCTTTTGCTGTATTCACAACGCCCTTTACAGACTTTATTCCATTCTTTAAAAAATCTACTAAACCTTTACCTTGTTTCTTTGCTTGTTTCGCATCATATTTATCTCTTGCTTCTTGTGATAAAGACCTTCTATAAATCTCACTTGCTGATGCTTTCTTTTGTGCTTTACTTTGTGCGTTTCTTTCATCATCTGTTGTATATTTAATCGGTCTTCCTCTTTGCTTTTTTGCTGGGGTTGATTGCTCCTCTTCATTAGTTGTTGCAGTTGGTGGTCTTGGAGTTGGTTGTCTTGGAGTTGGTTGTCTTGGAGTTGGTTGTCTTGGAGTTGGTTGTCTTGGAGTTGGTTGTCTTGGAGTTGCTTGTCTTGGAGTTGGAGGAGTTGGAGTTGCTTGTCTTGCTTCTAATGCTTTAATAGCATCATCAATTCTCTTAAAGTCTATTTTAAGTTTCTTATACTTTTCCTTTTCTGTTATTTTATTAGTTGCTTTCGCCATATCCTGTATCTTTCTCCTTTGAATTTTCAGTTCTGCTAATGTTGGAGGCGGTGTTTCCAAATCATTCCCATCACTATCAAATCCCATCTCTTCATTTGTAGGCATTCTCAAAGCAGGTAATGGACTACCTCTTGGTTGTGGTCTTGGCGTTGGAGTTCGTGGAGTTTTAGGTCTTGGAGTTTTAGGTTTTGGCGACGGAGCGTCATCATCGTCATCACTATCCCCAAAATCAATCGGTTTAGATAAATCAACCTCCTTCTTCTTCTTCTTATTCTTGCTATGCCCTGGACGAGTTCCTCTCTCTTTATGAACTGCAATATTTTTAGGTAAGGTTTCAGGTCGTCCTCTTTCCTTTTGTTTTATGGTTGATGATGCTGGAATATTTGATGGAGATTGTCCTTTATGCTTTGATACTTCTTCAAAATGCTTATCAATCTTTCCCCTATCTGTCTTGGAAAAAGAAGCAAATGGTATTTCCTCCTTTGTATTTGATATAACAACTGCGTCATTTACAGGTTTGCGAATAAGATTTACACTTTCTGTTCCTCCTCTTGTTGCTAAATTACGCTCTTGTGTTTTAGGATTTACCAACTTCCATTTACCAGTTGGAGTTTGATAAGCAAGTAATTCAGGAATTATTAAATCTATCTCTCCAAAGACAGGCAGTTCAACATTTCCTAAATCCAAAGGCGGTTTCTTATTCTTATTCACGCTACCTTTTGGACGACCTCGCCGTTTCTTTACTTGTTCTTCACTCATATTAAAATAGGAAAATATTATTTTTTTTCATATTTTACTTCGGTGTGGGACAAAATGCCTTAAAAATATTCATCTATTTACTATTATTCCTTTCTTGAATGTAATCATTAAGTAGAGACGGTTTCGTAGTAGTATGTGGTTCTCTTACATCATCATTATCTTTATCAATATCTAACTCTACATTTGAAACAGAACACAACCCATAAAGGCAAGTAGAATTCCCTATTTTGTAATGAAGATGGCCGCCAAGGAATCCTGCTAAAGCACTCAATAGCCCAATAACAACAGGGTCTATCATATATAAGGTAAGGGTTAAAATATTTTCGTAGCCCTAATGTTTAGTTGTAAGAGAGATACAAATCCTGCTGTAAAAACTGTTGTATAATTTTGAAAGATGGTAGTAGCACCTGAAATAACTAATGTATGAGAGGAAGACCTTTGATTGACTGGAACAGGATTAGCAGAGGTTGCTGGTTGTGATGGTAATATCTCTGCGAATTGTCCTGAATTTGATATAGAACTTGTATATACTTGAGAAGTATTTAATGATAACCACATACTCGTTCGTTTTACCGCAACTGTCCCAGTTGTTATACCTTCTTCAAAAGAATAATCAATCAACCATATTCCTGATGTTAGATTTATACTTAAAGGATAAGTTGTTCCTGATACGATTGTTCCCAAAGCAGGAATATTATATGTTGCTGATACGATTGTCCCTTGTCCTGAACCACCGCCACCTATAGCGTTTGTAATTGCAGTATTTACAAACGCTGTTGTTGCTATTTCCGTGCTGTCATTTCCTACGGTTGGCGTTGGAACTGATGTTGTGCCTGCTGATATTGTCAATCCATTATCACCAGTTATTAATTCTGTTGATATTATACCTGACGGTGTTATTTGAAAGGGGGTTGTTAATACAGCACTATCCTCGCTTGTTGTTTTAAATACAAATCCACCGACTGCTCCAACAGTATCACCTCCATAAGATATAAAAGAAGTATAACCTGATGCTTGAGTAAAGACGAGTGCTAATCCTTGCTCACCAATAGGATTTACTAAACCGTCATCATTAGGAGTGTATATACTGAAGTTATTATTAAGAGTAAATCTATTACAGGTAATATTTACTACACACAACGATGCTCCAATATTTATGACATCGTTGTCCAACGCATCAGTCCATAAATTATAACTTGGGTATGAGCCGTGTGTGCTAATCGTGTTAGTATAAACCACTTGTGATACATCTATATTATTTAAACCAACATCCTCAAAAGAATTAGAACCTGTGAAATTGTTAGTCCCTGCTTGTGTTGCGTAATTTTCATCACCTAATAAATTATATACAAAAGCAGTCGTCGCTACTGTGTCGTCATTCGTGATTGTTGCTGGTGTTATGGTTGATGTTCCTGATGGTGTTATTGTAAAAGGGGTTGTTATAAGACCACTATCGGAACTTGTTATTTTAAATACAAATCCGCCTATTGCTCCAAACGAACCTCCTCCATAAGATATGAATATGGTAGAACCATCAATTGATTCAAAATATAATCCTAATCCTTCCAATCCAAGAGCATCAGGGTCGTTAGGTGTAAGCGTTGTATATAGATTATAAGAATTATTAAGAGTAAATCTATACCCAAATAAATTTAATGATGCTACTAATGAACTGCCTCCAATATTTATATTATCACCTACCAACACATCAGTCCATAAATCATAACTTGATTGTCCATCGTGTGCATTAATCGTATTGGTAGAAACCACTTGTGATACATCTATATTATCCATACCAACATTTGCAAAAGTATTTGAACCTGTGAAATTATTAGTCCCTCCTCTCGTTGCGTAATTTCCACCGCCTACACCTAATAAATTATTTACAAAAGCAGTCGTTGCTACGGTAGTGTTATTCGTATTTGTTGCTGGAGTTGCTGATGTTATAGAATTTATTACTTGTAATGTATTACGACATATCACCGTCTCTGCAACAGTTCCCAATACAATTTGGTTTGCCAAAGCACCTGCTCCAAATCCAATAGCGGTTGAGTTGTTGCCGAGACAATAAGTAGTAGCACCAAGAGCAGTCGTATTGTTGAAATTACCACTTTGTGAAGAACCAGCACCAATACAAGTATTGGAATTCCCTGTTGTTATACTACTACAAGTATTCCAACCAAGAGAGGTATTGTTTGCACCTGTTGTGAGATTAGTCGCACTACCAACCCCAACACTTGTATTTTGATTGCCTGTTGTTAAACTATCGGCGGCGGAATAACCTACATTCACATTACTCGAACCTGTTGTAAGTAGCGGAGCAACCAATCCTCCAATACTTGTATTTGTTGCTGGAACTGACGCTCCATTACTTACACCGCCTCGTCCAGTTCTCACATCATTAATGGTAATGTCTAATAAAAAAGGCGGTCCGCCACCTCCACCGCCACCACCTGCGGTTGTTTGAAGCGTTCCATCAGGAAAAACAACGCCATTCACACCTATTGCTCCTGCTATAACCACATTAAATTCTGTTGTAATGTCGTCTGCTACGAGAAGTGTTCCGCCAACAACCACATCTAATAGATTTACATCTCCTTGTGCTACTGGATATGTGATGAATAATGATTTTAATGTATCGTAATCCAATACTTCTGTTTCAGGTAAAAAAACTCTTGCGTCAAAAAGAGGTAATTCTTCTCTTGGTGCAGGATACGGTATTCCTGATGATGTCATATATAGTATTACATTATTATTACTTCTAAACTCTACGCCATTCTTGTTGCCGAAAAATAAGAGAATGATGTTAATGTTCCTCCTGTATAAAAAATTGATGCTCGTAGAACAACAGATACTGCTGGAGATGATACATAGGTTGCTGACCCACTATATATTGAAACATCACCTATATTAAAAGTGTTTGGTGTATGAATACGAATTGTTCCTGTGTTTGGTAATCTATTACTAAAAGTTGTTTGTGTTGAAAGTGTTGTATAAAAACTTATTACTGATGTAGTTGTAATTGCGTTTGTGTTTGTCAATTCTACTGAATAACTTAATAACCAAGTTCCCTCTGGTAAAACAAGAGTTCCTTGAGCGGACTGACTACCTGAACCTGATAATATAGTCGCAGTTGGAGTGTTTGTTAGTCTAAACCCCAATTGATTTGCGGATAATACCACAGGATATGCCGTTTGTAGCGTTATTCCTCCTGATAAAGTAATTGAATTATTACTTGCTGTTCCCGGACATATCACCGTTTCCGTTGCTCTACCGAGCATTATTTGATTTGCTGCGGTCGCAACCGCTCCGGGACTTCCTGTAGAAGTGCCGCCTCCAATCACAGTTGTATTTGAAAAATTAGCAAACGAAGTGAAAGCACCAAGTGCTGTCGAACCACCCACACCTGAATTTACTGCCGTTCCTCCTGCTCCAAAAATTATTTGAGAACCGATTAAAGTATTATTTGAACCTGTCGTATAAGACGACAAATCTCTAATACAACCAACAAAAGTATTATCACTCGCCGCAGAACTTAAATTATATCCTGCTGCGTATCCACAAGCGGTGTTTCTTAATCCGGTTGATAATGGTAAAACCCCTCCACCAGTTATATTACCTAAAGCGTAGGTTCCACAACCAGTATTACGAAAACCAGTTGTTATATTTCCAAGAGAAAATGTGCCAATAGCAGTATTATTTCCTGCGAAGGCTGTTCCGGAATTTGTCCTATTAAACAATTTTAGAGCGTTTCTACCAAAAGCAGAATTATTATTATCAGTATCTATTGTTGATAAGGTAAATAATGCGTCTCTACCAAAAGCAGAGCAGGTTATATCAGTTGAATTTCCTTTACCTGCTCTTATTCCATTTATAAGAATATCACTTGATGTTTGAATTGAACCACTTGTTGTTGATGTAGTAGTTAAAGTATTACATACAATATCACCCCCAGCACTAAATGCTCCTGTTGGTCCTATTGGTCCTTGCGGTCCTGTTGGTCCTATACCTTCTCCTGTAGCAAGAAATACAGAGTCGTCAAATATTGGTAAGTCCTCTGTAGGTTTTGGGTATGCTATTCCTGACATTATATATTTAGTAAGATATTTAAAATATCGTCTAAATACTTATAAAAAAATATAACACCTTTATATATGAGTAAGAGGGAGAAAAAAGTATCGGTATTGTCGCCACCTCCAACACCACGACTACCTGAAATTATTAATTATTATACCAAGATGCCAAAGGAACTCCTTGATACACCAAAGAACCCTAATCAACATTTACACAATCTATCTTTACCCTTTCGTATGTGCATTGTCGCTCCATCAGGGTCAGGTAAAACAAATTTCTTAATCAATCTATTACACCTCTTTTCTTGTGGAGACGAGGGCAGTTTCCAATCCATTTTCATAATTACAAAAAATAAAGATGAACCCTTATACAAGTGGGTTGAGAGTAAGTGTGATAGGATTGTCATTAAGGAAGGATTACATAATACTCCTCCGCTTGATAAGTTTGACAAAGATGCGAATCATTTGGTTGTATGGGACGATTTAGTGCTTTCAAAGGATTTGTCTATGGTTGAGAACTATTACATAAGAGCAAGAAAATTAAATGTATCTGTAATCTTTATTTCGCAGTCCTATTTCCGTATCCCTAAAATCATTCGTAATAATTGTTCGTATCTTATCCTCTTGAAATTGTCAGGCGATAGAGAAGTCAATATGATTTTAAGTGAAAACGGTCTTGGAGTGGATAAGGAACAACTCTTACATATGTATCAATTTGCTACGAGAGAGAAATTTTCGCCATTAGTAATTGATATGGAAGCAGACCCTGCCTCCAGATTTAGAAAAGGGTTAAATGAAGTATTGAACGCCAAAGAGTTTTAATGTTTGTAATCATACATCATCTCATATTAATATTTATTGATTTTTAATATGAGACCGTAAATAGAAGTTATAGGGGATACTACACAAAATATGGGGATTTGTTAGAATTTCGCATAGCCATAGTAATCTCTTACATCTGTCATCAAATGTGCATGCTTAATAGACATCATTCTATTAAAATGATTAATATTAAACGACTCATTATATTTACACCATACATCGTCTCGCTTTTCTATATGTTTATTTTTCAATTGAATTAAACATAAGGCGATTGTAGGTGTCCAACTATATCGTTTAAAATAATACATCTCGTAAGATGCTCTGAAATCATTATTAACATCTCTCATAAGTTGCATCCAAATAGGCAATCCTTGTCTTATGTTGGACTTGTGTAATTTTTTAAAGTTATGTATTTTATTATACAAGAACATATACTCATATTCTATGTCTTGTGTAATTGGTTCTTCTTCAATTATTAAAGTGATGTTTTCTATGCATGGAATCTCTATGCATGGAATCTCTATGCATGGAATCTTCTTAGATAGATGTATTTGTAAATTACGATTGCTTCCACAATCTTTACCGCATTTAATACATATGCATGTTTTTACCATTTACATATTATGTATGTTTTCTTTTTAAGTTAGATTTGTAATGCTTTCTGTTTCTCATACCACACTGCTTTATTCTTCTTATCATTTGCTTTACGCTCTTCTTCTGTAGTAATAATCTTTTTAGCAACACAACCCTCCGCTCGTCGTTTCTTTTCTCTGCTTTCATTATTCTTTCGTAATCGTTCTGCTCTATGTTCGTCCGTCTCTGTTGCTTTTCGCTCGGCATACGCTTTAAGGTTATACTCTTTTCTATATGCTACTCGCTCCTCTTCTGTTTCAAAATTTAGTCTTGGTATTTTGCCTTCTGCTAATCGCTTTGCTCTTGATTTGGCGTTCGCTTTATCATTTTGCTCACGCAACTCCTCCTCGGTTTGTCCTGCTTTCTTTGCTTGAAACCAATCCGCTTTATACTTTTTATGGTCTTCTTCTGTCCAGTGCTTCTTTGGTTGAACGCCATTTGCTCGTGCTTTTTTCATCGCCCATTCTGCGTTATACTTTTTTTGTTCCTCTTCTGTTTTTGGTAATGCTCCTTGAACATTAACACAATCACAATTACGAATATACCAATCTTCTCTCGCCAACATATCCTCTTTTGTAAAACAACATTCAATAATCTCAAACGAGTAATCATCTGTTGCATCAAATATTTTATAACACATACATTTATTAGGAGTAGTCCCATTTTTATACATTTTATATAAAGACATATGAGACGCTTTTCGTTCATACAAAACTTGTATGGTTGAACCATAGTATGTCATTCCAGCACCAGCAATCTTATAGACTTTGTAGGGAGATATTTCCATCGTTGTTTGTAAATTGTCAATCTCAATATCGTTTGATTTCATTTCAATTTTTTTATTATTATTCATTTGTAATATATATAATAAACCCTGTTTAAGTCCTTATTTTCACATCAATTTAAACCCTGCTTCCACTTAATAGGTCTATAGAAACATCAATAGAATAACTTATAAAACAAAAAAGATCGACCGGTTTTGCTGACATATTCTGTCCTATAATTTGAATCGCTTTTGGAACATTCACTTCAACAGGGAGCATTCGTGAGACATTTACATAGTAATAGCAGTATTCCATAGAAAATCCCAAAGAGTTAATGAGACCAGATGTCAGCCCATCGGTGAGTCCGCCATTTACAGCCTGCTGACCATAAGATTGATTGTTCCACTGCTCAAATTCGTATCGCTGTTGGTTATAGATTGAGTTCTGTCCGCTTACAACTACATTAAAGTTAGACAACTGAACGAGAGGAGAGGTTGCACCGCACCCAGCAGGGTCGAAAGGCGACTGCCAAACAGGAACACCAAGAGGCAATCCAGTTGCGGTATTGTAATTTCAGATCGGAAGAG